AGTAATTAAAAATGTGGGCTATGCTGGACTCAGGAAGCATAATAATCCAGATTGGCGGGGATCTGGATATTCTGAAAGGAGAACAGGAAATGATAGAACTGCATGTTAAGGAATATTGCAAAAATTGTACAGAATTTGAACCTGAAACTCAAACAGATGTAAATCGTGTGTATTTTAATGATTTTATGCGTGGCCCAGAAGAAATAGTTTACGCAAATACGTCCGTCACATGTAAACATGCACAGCGGTGCGAGTGTATACGGGAATTTATCGAAAAAGAAATGAAAAAGGAGCAGGAAAAACATGATTAAATTAGAGCATGTAGTTCTGGCAAGTCCAGAGCAGATGGAGTTTATTATTGAGGGTATGCGGAATCCTATGAATTCGTGGGAGAAGAGTGATAGCGAATATGAAACCGCTGGATACGATATTGTTGGGTTTGATCTTGGCGAAAACGATCACTCGCTTATGCAACGCTTATCTAATGCCGGTACAGACCATAGAAAGTTTATGAGAATGATGCCGGTATATGTAAGAATCACAGCACCGTTATATTGGTGGAAAGAATTTGATACATACAAAGTCGGAACTGTTTCCAACAGCTGTAGTACCATGCATAAAATCCAGGCCAAGGAATTTACGATGGAGGATTTTAGCTGTGAGCATCTTAATCGTATTGGAACTAGCTCTTTATGGGATATCATTGATATTTTAAATGTGGCTAGAAAGTTATATTTGAATGGTGGAGAATACAAAGGCGAGAATTATAATTCAAAGGATAAACAAGTATGGTGGCAGATGATTCAGCTTCTCCCGAGCAGCTATAATCAGACTCGTAATGTCATGATGAATTACGAGGTGCTGGCAAATATTTATAAGAGCCGTCGAGGACATAAGCTTGATGAGTGGGTGGATTTCTGTCATTGGATTGAATCTTTGCCGTATTCTGAGATTATTATGTCTTCATCCGGTTTAGATCTCAATTCAATTAACGCCTTACAGGGAGCGGCTAGAAATAGTAGCAAAGGTTATATTTATAAAAGAAAAACGGAGGATTAAGCAGATGAACGGGATGGTCAAAGTAAAAGATATTTTGCCGCTTGTAAAGTGGAATGACGTTCGACTTGTGTTGGGCGAAGAGGGCGAAATCTGTTTGCTCAGGAAAGACTTTATTGCCGAGACCCTTTCCGACAAGATTTTAGGAATGATGGTTACCGGAATTGAGAACGACGAGGCTATTTTAGACACTGTCAATATCTATGTGTTCGGTTATAAAAAGGAGGATTAAATTTATGAATTTTACAGTTATGCAGCTTATCATTATGTTTCTTATTGGCTATGTGTGCTTATATTCTTTAGTAGATCGTATCATGAAATGCATCGAACATTGTGCTACGGCAAAAGCATATTCCAAATTTAGAGAAGCTGGTGCAATGCCTACTATGCATGATGTTTCGCTTGGAATCTCAGAGGAGAAAAACGGTGAGAAAAGACTTAATTAAAAACAAAATCTATGGAATGATATTCATTGTACTTGGAGCGTTGACAGCCCCCATTGAATGGGACGTAACGTTCTTTTTATTTGCCTTGTTTTTGGCCATTGTGCTGTTTGTAGCAAGAGAAAACTGTATTATGGATTAAGGAGGCGGCTGTATTATGGGCCGAGCTGAAAGGAGAAGGGCACAGAAGAGTGAGGTAAAAGCCAAGACAGCTACATATAACCTCACTAGAGCTCAGTTGGATGCGTTAGTACGGGAGAGAATCGATTACGAATTAAAGAAAGCCAGGGAAGATGCAATAGCTGATGCTACTATTCTCATGCTGACTCTCCCTCTTGAAGTATTGATGGATTATTATTGGACAAAGTCCTATTACAAACGAATTCCAGAATTCACAGGACATGTTCTCGAATATTTTGAAAAATGGCAGAACGGAGAATTGGATATGGATGTTTTGAGAAAAGACCTTTGGGAATATGGTGGGGTCAGATTTGAGGAGGTAAAACCTAATTAGGGATGATGAGTAAGGAAGATAGAAAAAATGCAGAGGGTTACAATGATCCGACAGCTTATGAAGCGATTAAAAATGCTGAGCAGAACCAGGACAAAGATGACGCACGTTTTCATCAATTATTGAATCTGCTATTTCAGCTTTGTGAGATCGCCGATTTTCATATTGAGGGGCGGATTGTATTAAAGGACAAGAAGACGGGAAAGATTTGGAGGTGATCGCATGAAAATCTGTAAAGTGAGACCAGATCGTTCAACATGTTCTGCTTGCGTTGCAACTCAGGAAATGTGTACTGTGATTGACGATTGCAGTAGATGTAAAGCAAATGCCGATACATACGAATTGTTACAAATCGGAACCGGTTTTTGGAGCGGCGATTATGCCATGGTTCAAAAAGATGGAATTATCACCAAGGTATCATTAAGTCGAGTTTATGATGTAAAGGAGATATGATTATGACAGTAGAAGAGTTACAGAAAGCATGTGCAGCATTATCTGAAGCTTGGGTTAAGGCTATGGAACCACTGAAAAAATTGGCGGAGGCATTGAATTCTGTTTCAGGACAAATCGAGCAGAGCGAAGAGAAACGGAAAATTCATATCGTTTGGAAGTGTAAATCCCACAGACATTTGCCGGATTCTACGATATCTACGTACACTTATAAGCCGGTCGGAAGACGAAATTTACCGTATCAGAGGAGGAATTTCTGACTGGTTTCAGCTAATCTAGGTTAAAAATCTTTGTAGTAGCAGGTCATTTTTCTGGTCACTTTTGGGTTTTAGGATTTGACCAGAACCCGGATATTTTTGACCAGAGCTGAAAAATTGGTGTCGATTTTGATAAAATTTATGAATTTTGGTCAAATTTCTGGCCATTTGCCCGGTTTTTTCCCACTTTTAAAAACCCGGATTTGACCAGTAAAAACCCAGTATTTATGCGGGTTTGCGGGCTTTCTGCCCACTTTCCCACTTTTAATACAAAACTATTATGATAGAAAGTTTAAATATATATAGTAATTAGCGAATAAAAGCGGATTTTTGACCAGAAGCAAGAAAGAGGTGATATTCACGAATATAAAGCGTAAAGTTACATGGAAAGATATTTTCAACAATTTCAAAGCGGTGTATCCTAGATTATCGAAAGATGCTAAGGATTATCGTCCGTATAATTATATGAGCATCGTGGTATACTTGGCGGATGGCACGAAGATGATCTACGATGACATGGCTAAAAGAGCAAAAATGATTGCTGCATAGAGCTACACACCGTAACAATTTGCTTTCCATTTAGGTTGCTTCATGCTATACTATAAGAGCCACACAATCTAATATTTGAAATCGCGTTCGAGGGAATAACTTTGGTAAAAAGTGTATTCTCTTTTACTCGTACCCTTGAACGGCGGAGAGATTGTGTGGCAACAATGGGAGATGCACTTTTTCGGTGCGTCTCTGAAAATTGGGGCGCACTTTTTATTTGCCCTAAATTCATGCATGAGTATGGAAGGGGTAATTATATGGGAGCTAAATCAAACAAAAATATTTCAGGAGTTATAGGAGCAATCGGGGCAGTTGGTGGATTGATCACGGCTATTACGCCCTTAGTTGAAAAAGCCATAGACAATGCTCAAAACAATTCGGTGGAAAAGAAAGATGCTAAAGTTGATATTCCTGAATTGTATCGAAAAGGTTTTCCAATAGATCTGGAACAAGCAGAAGAGTTATTGACGGAACGAGGATTAAAAGTTTCTAAAAGCAAGATTAGGATGAGCGAGGCTGATCCTAAATACCGCCATTGTGAAGATACCCAGGTTATAGATTCGAATCCAAAGCAGGGTGTTAGGGTAAAAGTTGGAACAACTGTTTGTTTGAGATACATAACTGCGGAAGTTATTGAAGAAAGTCAAAAGATATTTGATGACAATATTCGTATTAAGCAAGAAGCTAAGGAACAAAAAGCCATAGAAAAACAGGAAAAGAAGGAACGCTTGAAAGAGGGCGTTTCAGAAACCGTAAATTCTGCTAAGAGTGAAATTGGAAAGATATTTAAGAAAGAACGAAAGAATGCAGAAATTGAGAAAGGAGAAGAAACAGATGAGTAAAGGCGGAAAGAAAAAACGTAGTACAGCCGGTTTGATTCTTGATGTCATTTTGACATTATGCACAGGGGGACTGTGGCTGATTTGGATATTGATCCGATATTTGAGAAACAACAGCTGATAACTACATATTTTGACAGAGATGCTTAATCGTGTCTCTGTCTTTTTTTTATGCTCTTTTTTGCACGCGAAAAAAACATTCCCTTTTATGAAGAGAGAGGGTAAATAGGCATTTTATTAAATGTCGCATTCTCTTTTGCATTTTATAAAAATTAAAGGGAGGTTCTATTTATGTTGGAAAATAAGTTCCAGGCAAATCTGATTAAAGAACTGAAAGCAAGATTTCCAGGTTGTATTGTTATGAAAAACGACCCGACTTATATTCAGGGAATTCCAGATTTACTTGTTCTTCATAAAGATAAATGGGCTTCCTTAGAATGTAAAAAAAGTGCGAATGCAAAGAAGCAGCCGAATCAAGAATATTACGTGGATCGTATGAATCAGATGTCATTTTCAAGATTCATATGTCCGGAAAATAAAGAGGAGGTACTGGATGAACTTCAACAATCATTCGAACCTTGAAGGACAACACGCCTTTCTTGGTGCCAGTAAATTTCACTGGATAAATTATAGCGAAGATAAAGTTGCAGATGCATATAGAAATTTTCTTGCCACTCAAAAAGGAACCATGCTTCATGCGTTTGCCGCACAATGCATAACACTTGGACAGAAACTTCCGAAATCTCAGAAAACATTAAACATGTATGTGAATGATGCAATCGGGTTTAAAATGACACCGGAACAGATTCTGTATTATTCAGATAATTGTTTTGGAACAGCCGATGCTATTTTGTTTCGGAATAACTTTTTAAGAATTCATGATTTAAAGACTGGAAAAATCCCAGCACATATGGAGCAGCTTGAAATCTATGCGGCTCTTTTCTGTTTGGAGTATAGAGTTAAGCCTGGAGATATTGAAATGGAATTGAGAATTTATCAGAATAATGAAATTCTCTATCACAATCCAACGGCAGAAGATATTGCTCCAATTATGGATAGCATTATTACTTTCGACAAAGTAATCAAAAAAATCAAAGAACAGGAGGGGTAATCGATGAATCCTATTGTGGAAGATATTTTAATGCATTATGGTATGCCACGACGTTCTGGACGTTACCCTTATGGTTCTGGAGAAAATCCATATCAGCATAGCGGTGACTTTCTGAGCAGAGTTCAGGAATTAAAAAAATCCGGAATGAGCGAAACAGACATCGCAAAAAATATGGGTTTAACAACCACACAGCTTCGAACCCAGATGAGCCTTGCTAAAGATGAACGAAGAGCACTTCAGGTTGCCACCGCAAAGGGGCTTCGCGAAAAAGGTTATAGTTTAAATGAAATAGCAGCTAAGATGGGATTCTCAAACGACTCTTCTGTTCGCTCATTGCTTAATGAGTCTTCGGAAACAAGAATGAATCAGGCAAAAGCAACAGCTGATATTTTGAGAAAGTTGATCGAAGAAAAAGGAATGATTGATGTTGGAACCGGTGTTGAGCGTGAATTAGGTGTTTCAAAGGAAAAACTTAATCAGGCTCTATATATGCTTGAGTTAGAAGGATATCCGATTTATGGCGGAGGCGTTCCACAGGTTACGAATCCAGGTAAGCAGACCAACATTAAAGTTATTTGTCCTCCTGGAACAGAGCATAAAGATATTTATGACTTTGAGAATGTGCATTCTGTAAAAGATTACATTTCGTATGATAATGGAGAATCGTTCAGAAAAGCGTTCGAATATCCGGCCAGCATGGATTCAAAGCGTCTTCAGATCAGATATGCTGATCAAGGAGGCGTTGATAAGGATGGTGTCATCGAACTTCGAAGAGGTGTCAAAGATTTGTCTTTAGGCGAGTCTCATTATGCTCAGGTAAGAATTATGGTTGATGGCACGCACTATCTTAAAGGTATGGCGGTCTACTCTGATAATATGCCTGATGGTGTGGATGTGATCTTCAACACCAATAAAAAATCTGGAACGCCAACCAAAGACGTTCTTAAGAAAATTAAAGATGACCCGGATAATCCATTTGGTTCTCTTATTAAGGAACATGGCGGACAAAGTTATTATGACGATCCTAAAGGAAAATACACAGATCCAGTAACTGGAAAGAAGCAGTCTCTTTCGTTGATCAATAAAAGAGCTGAAGAAGGCGATTGGGGTGAATGGAGTAAAACACTCCCTTCGCAGTTCCTTTCTAAACAGAGTCTTACGCTTATTAAAAAACAGCTTGGTTTGGCAAAAGCCGATAAGCAGTCCGAATATGATGAAATCTGTTCATTAACCAATCCGACTGTTAAGAAAGCGTTACTGAAATCCTTTGCTGATGATTGCGATGCAGCAGCTGTGCATTTACAGGCAGCGGCGTTACCTCGGCAGAGATACCAGGTAATCCTTCCACTGACAACGATTAAGGATAACGAAGTGTACGCTCCTAACTATAAAGATGGAGAAACAGTCGCTCTCATTCGCTATCCTCATGGCGGAACTTTTGAAATCCCGATTCTTAGAGTAAACAATAAATTAGCTGAGGGAAAGAGCGTTCTTGGAAATACCCCTGCAGATGCGATTGGCATTAACAAAAAGAATGCGGACCGATTGTCCGGAGCAGACTTTGACGGCGACACCGTTATGGTGATCCCATGTAATTCATCAAAGAGTAAGGTAAAGATTACTTCTACATCCCCATTAAAGGGATTGGAAGGATTCGACACCAAAGATGCTTATGGAGGAACTGTTAAGAAAGACGCTGATGGTGTAGATCATTATTATCGCAATGGTAAAGAGTATAAGATTATGAGAAACACCCAGACAGAAATGGGTAAAGTATCAAATCTGATTACTGACATGACGTTAAAAGGTGCTACACAGGATGAGTTGGCTCGGGCCGTTCGACACAGTATGGTTGTAATCGATGCTGAGAAACATAAGCTCGATTATAAGCAGAGTGAAATCGATAATGGAATCGCTTCTTTGAAGAAAAAGTATCAGGGAAATGTGGATTCCGAAGGCCGCTATCATGAAGGAGCATCAACGCTGATCTCGAGAGCCAAATCAGAGACTCAGATCCTCAAGAGAAAAGGGTCGCCAACAATAAACGAAGACGGTTCTCTTTCATATAAGTCTGTTAAGGAAGAATACGTTGATAAGAATGGAAAAATTCAGGTGAGAACCCAGAAGAGTACAAAAATGGCAGAAACAAAAGATGCCCGTACTCTTTCTTCAGGTACCCCCCAGGAAGAAGCTTATGCTGATTATGCTAATGCTATGAAGTCTTTAGCGAATCAGGCTCGTAGAGAGATGATGAGTACAGGAAAAATTGCATACTCAGCTTCTGCTAAGGCTACTTATTCTGAAGAAGCAAAGTCTTTAAATGCTAAATTGGATTTGGCTTTAGCGAATGCTCCTAGAGAAAGACAGGCTCAGACAATGGCGAATGCTACAGTTGCCGCTAAAAAGAAAGACAATCCGGATATGACAAAGGCCGAAGTTAAGAAAGCGAGTCAGCAGGCTTTGGCACAGGCAAGAAGTTCTGTAGGAGCTAAAAGAAGTAATATTGAGATTACGGATAAGGAGTGGGAAGCTATTCAGGCCGGAGCAATTTCTGAGAATAAACTCACACAAATTCTGAACAACACGAATACCGATACAATTCGTCAAAGAGCAACCCCTCGTGCAAGCACATCGCTGAGCACAGCGAAACAGAATCGTATTACAGCACTTAGTGCATCTGGTTACAGCACTTCGGAGATTGCTGAGGCTCTTGGGGTTTCTTCTTCGACAGTATCCAAATACCTTAATGGAAAGGAGTGAACTAAGTAAGATGAGATTTGCACTCACAACTTTTGATAATCCTTATGATCCGTTCGAACAGTTCACTCAATGGTTCATGTTCGATGAGGAAAAAGGTTATCACACAACAGCTTATCTTGGTCGCATTGCAAGAACATCCGATCAGTTATCAGATGAAGAGAACAATCGCGAAGTTGAAAGAGCTATTGATGAGATAATTCGTTTCGATTTCCAGAACATCTATCGAAAGGTTACACGAAAATCAGAAACAAAAGAAAAAGTTTCTTGAAAATGAATTTTATCGGCAAACAAAAGCCGAAAACCGTCACCAGATAAGTAAAATGGGGTATAGGGGGGGGTGTCTAAAAAACATACCCCCACCCATATCGCGGCGGTCTTTAAAATTTCCCCGGAGGGTATTTTTGGAGAGCCTTTTACGGTTCCAGTATTTACAAGGGTCTATGATTCATGATATTTGCGGTGATTTCTGTGGGATCATCTCAGAGTTTGTTCTCCTTTCGTTGAGTAGCATTATCGTGATTTGTAGATCCTTTTAAATACTGGAAAAGTGTTAATAAAGTAATAAGTAACAGATAAACAACTTATCGAAAGGAGGCATCAACTTTGAGGAAAACAAAGCAATCAGAGTCTTCTAGGATGATGCGTCCAGCATTAACACCAGAAGCAAGAGAAAATCAGCTTGTTTCTTTGGCTGTTGATTTAGCAGAAAAGCAGTTGCGAGAGGGAACTGCATCATCGCAGGTGATTACTCACTATTTAAAGCTTGGTTCCACAAAGGAGAAAATCGAAAAAGAGATTTTAGAGAAGCAAAAAGAACTGATAGAAGCAAAAACTCAAAATCTGAAATCCATTGAAAATTCAGAAAAGCTTTATGCAGATGCATTAAAAGCGTTTCGTGGTTATAGTGGCCATGGAGATGAGGTGGACGATGCGTAAATGCTATGAAGAATTATCACAGCTTTTAACTTTTAAAGAACGATACGAATATCTTCGATTGGATGGAGTAGTTGGAGAAGAAACGTTTGGGTTTGATCGATATCTTAATCAGATATTTTACAATTCTAAAGAATGGAAGGACATTCGGAGAAAAATTATCATTCGCGATAACGGATGTGATCTTGGATTGGACGGTTACGAGATTCGTGGAAAGATTCTTATTCATCATATGAATCCAATAAGGCAGCAGGACATATTGTTGCGAACTGATCTGGTTCTTAACCCAGAGTATTTAATCACGACAACTCTGTCAACTCACAATGCTATACATTATGGAGATGAGAAACTACTTTTAACAGTTCCGAATGAACGACAAAAAAATGACACCTGCCCATGGCGGCATTAGGAGGGAATTAACATGGACGAAAATAAAAAGCCACTTACTGGTGTGGTGGTAAATTGTATGAATTTGAATATTCGCAAAGATCCGACGCAGACATCAAGATCATTAGGAATCATCGGCTCGGATACAGTTGTAACAGTTTGCGATGATAAGTCTGTTTCCGGTTTTTATAAAGTCAAGACCGGAGATGGAATCAGCGGGTATTGCATGAGCGAGTTTATAAAACTCTGCTAGATGGAGGTGCGATCATGAATATTACAGATAGTGTACTGACATCAATCAAAAAATTACTCGGAATCGCAGAGGAGTATGAACATTTCGATGCGGATTTGATCATGCACATCAATTCTGTGTTCTCGATTCTTACACAGCTTGGTGTCGGTCCGTCCAAAGGTTTCATGATCGAAGATAAGAATGCAACATGGAAAGATTTCATTTCTGATGAATCCAAATACATGCTTGTCAAATCTTATATGCATTTGAAGGTCAAACTTCTTTTCGATCCGCCGATTAGTTCGGCAGTATTAGAGTGTTATAAAACACAAATCAGCGAGTATGAATGGCGTTTGAATGTTGCAGCGGAAAACAGTGACACTGATCCGGACGAGCCCGAGCATTATTCTGGATCATATGAAGTTACACCAAAGGCCCATCAAACTCAAACTTTGGATACATCTGGAAAAGTTCTTAGTGAGGATCTTGTTATTCACGAAGTTCCGTATTACCAGACGTCAAACAGTAGCGGTGGTGTTACCAGCTACATCGCAAAGGAGGGAGATTCAAAATGAATAACACCTATTTAGCACATCATGGAATTCTTGGAATGAAATGGGGAGTTCGAAGGTCAGAGGCACAGCTTGCTAGAGCCAGGGGGCATTCCCCCAAGTCTTCTGATGATAAGAATGAGGTATCAGCACGCAAGGCTGCCGTTAAGAATCGGCGAACAATGTCCGATGCTGATTTGAAGAAGAGGGTTGAGAGACTTAAATTAGAACGTGAGTTCAAGAGTCTTACTGAAGATGACATCGTACCTGGTAGAAAGTATGTTTCAGAAATTCTTTCTGCGTCGGGAAAGAAAGCGTTGACTATGGCCGCGGCCGGTGCAATGACCTATGCCGTTAAGACCGCAATGACAAAGGAATTCAACCTTAAAGAGGCCGCACAGTATATCGCAGCAAACCCGAATAAAAAGAAGTAGGAGAATAAAACAATGGCGTTATCGAACACTGCCGTCCCGAAATACTACGGCATGTTTCGTGATGCCGTAATTCGTGGCGAAATTCCGGTATGTCGAGAAATCGAGATGGAGATGAATCGAATCGACGATCTCATTGCAAATCCGGGAATTTATTACGACGATCAAGCGGTAGAGGGCTTTATCAGCTATTGTGAGAATGAGCTTACTTTAACTGACGGTTCGGATTTGAAGCTGCTTGATACATTTAAGGTTTGGGCTGAGCAGATTTTCGGTTGGTACTATTTCGTTGAGAGAAGTGTATATGAGCCATATGAAAATGGACATGGAGGGCATTACGTCACGAAGTCTATTCGAAAAAGGTTGGTTAATAAGCAATATCTCATAGTGGCCAGAGGTGCTGCAAAGTCAATGTATGGTTCATGCTTGCAGAATTTCTTCTTAAATGTGGACGTCACAACGACGCATCAGATAACCACAGCTCCTACGATGAAGCAGGCAGAAGAGGTATTGTCACCGATTCGAACAGCTATTACTAGATCAAGAGGACCTTTCTATAAGTTCCTAACAGAAGGATCGTTGCAGAATACTACTGGATCGAAAGCAAATCGAATGAAATTGGCATCCACCAAGAAAGGAATTGAAAATTTCCTTACTGGATCGCTTCTCGAAATTCGACCAATGCGAATCGACAAGCTTCAGGGTCTTCAGCTTAAAGTAGCGACAGTGGATGAGTGGCTTTCTGGCGACATTCGAGAAGATGTAATCGGAGCGATCGAACAGGGTGCATCTAAGGTAAATGACTATCTCATTGTTGCGATCAGTTCAGAGGGTACTGTTCGTAATGGTGCCGGTGATACAATCAAAATGGAATTGATGGACATTCTTAAAGGAGACTATGTCAATCCTCATGTATCCATTTGGTGGTATAAACTTGATTCCATAGATGAAGTTGCCGACCCGGACAAGTGGTTGAAAGCAAATCCTAATTTAGGAAAAACTGTTTCTTATGAAACCTATCAGCTCGATGTCGAAAGAGCGGAAAAAGCACCGGCTGCCAGAAATGATATTTTGGCAAAACGATTTGGGCTTCCTATGGAAGGATATACATATTACTTTACATATGAAGAAACACTCCCGCATCGTCATAGAGATTATTGGCAAATGCCGTGTTCATTAGGAGCGGATCTATCTCAAGGTGACGATTTCTGTGCATTTACATTTCTGTTTCCGTTATCCAATGGTTCATTCGGTGTTAAAACGAGAAACTATATTTCTTCATTAACTCTTATGAAACTCCCAGCAGCAATGCGAATCAAATACGATCAATTCATGAAAGAAGGAAGTCTTATTGTTTTAGAGGGGACTGTTCTTGATATGATGGAAGTATATGAGGACCTCGATAATCACATTGTTGAATGTGGTTATGATGTTCGCTGCTTTGGATACGACCCATATAATGCTAAAGAATTTGTTGAGCGTTGGGCTAATGAAAACGGACCATTTGGAATTGAAAAAGTTATTCAGGGTGCCAAAACGGAATCGGTTCCATTAGGAGAGTTAAAGAAACTGTCCGAAGAAAGGATGCTCCTTTTCGATGAGGATTTGATGACATTTGCAATGGGAAACTGTATCACTTTAGAAGATACTAACGGAAACCGTAAATTGCTGAAAAAGAGATATGAACAAAAGATAGATGCAGTTGCTGCGATGATGGATGCATATATCGCGTTCAAAGCAAACCGGGAAGCATTTGAATAGTGTTAGAATGAAAGCTATTAAAGCTCTCTTATCATAAAGAGGTCTTTTTTTTTGACCATTTAGGAGGTGATTATTCAAAATGGGTTTATCATTAAGTTCCATCGTTAAAAACGTTTGGAACGTTTTTTCTAATCGATCTCCGACTGGGGAATATAAAGATATTGGTTCTGGGTATTCATACCGTCCGGATCGTTTTCGACTTACTAGGGGAAATGAAAGGTCAATCGTTACCTCAGTATATAACAGAATCGCTTTAGATGTAGCCGCCATCAACATTCAGCATGTCAAGTTGGATGATGAAGGGCGGTTTTTAAGTGTTGTAAAAAGCGGTTTGAATGACTGTTTGTCAATCGAAGCCAACTTGGATCAAACTGGTCGAGCATTCATTCAGGATGTTGTTATGTCCATGATGGATGAGGGGTGTGTTGCTATCGTTCCTGTTGATACAGATGACGATCCTGACGACACAACTGGGTATCAAATCCTTTCGATGCGTGTTGGGCGTATTAAAGATTGGTATCCAAAACACGTTCGGGTAGAGGTTTATAACGAAAATACAGGACGCAAACAAGAAATAATCGTTCCGAAATACACAGTTTCAATCGTAGAAAATCCGTTGTATGCAGTAATCAATGAGCCTAACTCTACCATGCAGCGGCTTGTACGAAAACTGAATTTATTGGATGCAGTTGATGAACAGAGTAGTTCTGGAAAATTGGATTTAATTATTCAGTTACCTTATGTAATCAAATCGGAAGCAAGACGTCAGCAGGCAGAGCAACGACGTAGAGATATTGAGAAGCAGTTGTCCGGTTCCAAGTATGGTATTGCTTATACTGATGGAACTGAAAGAATCACACAGTTGAATCGTTCTTTGGAAAATAATCTAATGAAGCAGATTGAATACTTAACGAGTATGCTTTACAGCCAGTTAGGAATCACTCAGAGCATCTTGGATGGTACCGCAGACGAGAAGACTATGCTGAATTATTACAATCGGACAATCGAACCCATTATTTCTGCAATCGTCGATGAGATGAAACGAAAATTCCTGACGAAGACTGCTAGATCTCAGAACAAGTCAATCATGTTCTTCAGAGATCCATTTAAGCTTGTGCCAGTAGCGGATCTTGCTGAAATTTCTGATAAATTTACCAGAAATGAAATTGCTACTTCAAATGAAATTAGACAGGTGATTGGTTGGAAACCATCTACTGATCCTAAGGCTGATGAATTGAGAAATAGCAACTTAAGTGAACCTAATGCTGGCGGTTCTGTATCGGATACCACAAATGGTGATGAAACCGAATCCAGCGATACCAGTGCTTATGATTCCCTGGTCAATGAGGTGCTTGATAGCATTTCTGCACAGATTGATGACATCATTGGTAATTATACGTCTGACGGCGATGAGGAGGATGATTCTTAATGGACGAACCTAAAGTTGCAGTTCTTAGACATTATGCATCGCCCTATTACGACCCTCAGAAAGCTCATGAGTATTATATGCGTACCAGAGAACTAAAGGGGCGTTCTACTACATCACTGAATGATGAGGGAAAGAAGATTTGGTCTTATACAAAAAATAACATCAAATCTGAAAAGACTGCAAAGGTCAAAGAAGAGCAGGAGAAGCGAGATCAAAAGATTACGGAACTTCGTGCAAAAGCGGATGCTACGAAAGAACAGATATCTTCTCGATTGAAAGAATTGAATGAAGCTTTAACTAAAAATGCTTCTGACAAAAAGAAGAGCATTGATACTGATAAAGATTCTGAGTTGGAAGATATTGAGAAAGAATCGTCAAGCGAAAAGGAACGAATCGATAATAAAAAGAACGCAGAAATTGAGCGTTTGATGGCGATAGAAATTCCGTCCGGGTTATCAAAAGCAGAGCGGGCTAAGCGCGTAGCAGAAAGAACCGAAAAGATCGCAAAGCTTAGAACCGATGCAAAGTCAGATAAAGCCAAAATCAGTAGCGATGCAAAATCTGACAAAGCCGGTGTTCGAACCGATGCAACCAATAAGAAAGCAAAAGTATCATCCGACACAAAAGAAGAAAAAGCAGAGAATCAAGCTAATGCCAAGAGTGAGCGAGCAAAAGTTAGCTCTGAGCTGAAAGCAGCGATTAAATCGGTCAGAGAGGCTTATAAAGCAGCGAAAGCTGACCTCGATTCCCGATATGAACAAACGTATCAGGACGAATTCGATAAAATTCGATCGGAGTATAAGAAAGTTAAGAAATCTAAGAAAAAGTCTTCCAGTTCATCAAAGAAGACATCCCATCCGTTATCGTATTACATCAGAAAGAAGTAGGAGGTAAAAATCAAAATGAAGTATGACTTTGGTGGCTGGGCCACTAGAAACGATCTTCAGTGTGCTGATGGGCGAGTCATTAAAAAAGACGCATTCAAAGCACAGAACGGGCAGACAGTCCCGTTAGTATGGATGCATAACCATACTGATCCGGCAAACGTTCTCGGATTAGCACATCTCGAAAATAGAGATGAGGGCGTTTATGCATATTGCGAATTCAATAATAACGAATCTGGAAAGACTGCTCGTGAGCTTGTAAAACATGGCGACGTGCGGTCTTTATCTATCTTCGCTAATCAGTTGACGCAGACTGGCTCCGATGTTCTCCACGGAATCATCAGAGAGGTGAGTATTGTTCTGGCCGGAGCCAATCCGGGTGCATTCATCGATGATGTTGTAGCACATGGCGATGGCGAATCCGGAATGGTCATCGGGTATGACGAAATGATTATGGGCTATCTAGAGCATTCCGCAGATGAGTCAGAAGAGAAAGATGAGAAAGATAAAGGTGCCACAGATGGAGAAACTGATGAAAAAGATGAGAAAGTTGAGACCATCGAAGACATCTTTAAATCCATGAACGATAAACAGCAGACGGCTGTCTTCGCCATGATGGCCGAGTTCGCGGATAAAGAAGAGTCTAAAAAAGATAATGATAAATCTAAAGGAGGAGATGACGATATGAAACACAATGTTTTTGACAACGACAAGCATGATAACAAGAGCTTCCTGTCTCATGCAGCTCAGGAGGAAATTCTTAAACTGGCAAAAACCAGCCAGGTTGGAACGTTCCAGAATGCGTTGGAAATCTACGCGAATGATAATGCGCTTCAGCACGACGCTCTTGCCAGCGGCTTTGTTCAGACCGGAGAGGGCAATGTAACACTTCTGTTCCCGGAGTACAAAGATGTACGTCCTGGAGCACCGGAGCTCATTACCAGTGATCAGGGTTGGATTACGACTGTAATGAACAAAGTTCATAAGAGTCCTATTTCCAGAATCAGAACCAGCCAGGTTGATATTCGAAACATCGAGGGACTCAGAGCAAAAGGATATACCAAGGGGAAGAAAAAGGGACAGACCGGCAACTTCAAGCTTGTTCGTAGAACCACTGATCCGCAGACTGTATTCGTAAAGAGTGCACTTCATAGAGATGATATCATCGATATTACAGATTTCGATTACGTAGCATATCTTTACAACATTGATCGTTTGCAGCTGAACGAAGAACTGGCTACTGCAATCATGCTTGGCGATGGTCGTGATGATGGCGATGAAGGAAAGATCTTCCCGGATCACATCAGACCGATTTGGCTGGATGACGACCTGTATACCATCCATGTAGATCTGGATGTGGCAGCAGCAAAGAAAGAACTTCAGGGAACAAACACGTCTGCAAACTTCGGTGAAAACTATATCATCGCAGAGGCCATGATCAATACAGTTCTGTATGCAAGAGAGGACTATAAGGGTACCGGTACTCCGGATCTGTTCATTACGCCTCATATGCTGAACCAGATGCTCCTGGCAAGAGACATCAACGGAAGACGTATTTACTCTTCCAAGGCAGAACTTGCTACTGCACTGAATGTCGGTAGCATCAATACTGCGGAGCAGTTCGAGGGTAAGACCAGAACCGCTTCCGACAACAACAAAAAGAAGAAGCTGGTTGCCATCATCGCAAATCTGGCTGATTACTCCCTCGGTGCAACCAAGGGTGGAGAGGTTACTCACTTCACACAGTTTGATATCGACTTCAATCAGGAAAAGTCCCTGCTTGAGACCAGATGCTCCGGCGCTCTTACTCGCGTATATTCTGCAATCGCGATCGAAGAGGATGTAACAACCGCATCTTCCGTTTCCGAGGATCACACAGCCTAAGTCTTAAAGGAGAAAATTCAAAATGAGTAAATTCTACGGATCAATCGGCTATGCCGTAACAGAGGAGATCCGACCTGGTGTCTTGGGGGAGAAGATTACTGTTCGTAATTACTACGGAGATATTATTCGGAATACTCGACAGTATCAGAGTTCGGACAACCTTAACGACAACCTCAATGTGTCGAATGAGTTTAGCATCGTAGCCGATCCGTTTGCTTATGCGAATTTTCATTCGATGAGATTTATCGAGTATATGGGGGCTAAATGGAAAATTTCAAATGTTGAAGTTCAGTATCCCCGTTTAATATTGACCGTTGGAGGTGTTTATAATGAGCAGACGACTGAAACTGCATAATATTCTATGTACCATTCTATCGTGTCCTGACAAAGGATTAGAGTGTCGTGCTTATTTTCAACCACCGTCATCGGTAAAAATGAAATACCCCGCCATCGTTTACGCTCTCGACGATATTGAGAATACGTTTGCGAATGACGGGGTTTATTTGTCTGCGAGAAAGTATTCGGTAACAGTCATCGACAGCGATCCGGATAGTTCTCTCGTTAGTAAGGTGGCATCTATGCCGACAAGCCGATTCAATCGGCATTACACGAAAGACAACTTAAATCATGATGTCTTTGAAATATTCTTTTAAGGAGGACAAATTCTATGAAAAAGAAACTCGTTTGGGACAAGACTGGCGAACGTCTGTATGAGACCGGTGTTAGCCAGGGTGTCCTTTACCCGATTCAGACCGGCGGCGTATATAACTCTGGTACCGCGTGGAACGGTCTTAGCACCGTAACAGAGAGCCCGTCCGGAGCAGAACCCAGCGCAATTTATGCAGACAACATCAAGTATCTGAACCTTATGTCCGCAGAGGAATTTGGCGGCACAATCGAAGCTTATATGGCACCGGATGTGTTCGCAGAGTGCGACGGTTCCAAAGAGATCGCTCCTGGAGTGTTTGCAGGACAGCAGAACCGTAAGATGTTCGGCTTATCTTACAAGACGCTTCTCGGTAACGATGTTGAATCCAACGATTACGGCTATAAGCTTCATCTCGTTTATGGTTGCTTGGCTTCTCCTTCCGAGAAGGGTTATTCCACTGTAAATGACAGTCCGGAAGCTATTACCTTATCCTGGGAGTTCAGCACCACACCAGTCGAGATTGCAACCTTAATCGACGGAAAGAAGCTGAAGCCTACTTCTATTCTCACCCTCGATTCAACCAAGGTCGATGCTAAGAAACTGGCTGCGCTTGAAGAGATCCTGTATGGTAAAGATCCTTCTTCTGCCGAAGCAGATGATGGTGTTGAACCGAGACTTCCGCTTCCGGATGAAGTAATTAAGATTATGACCGCAGAAGGTTAATAAAAAAAAATAATACACAAACCACAGATGGAGTCGTATTCAGGAAAGCTGGCGACTCCTTTTTATTTGAAAGGAGAACAAAATTATGTATGCAGTAACAAAGACTTATAAAGATTTTAACGGCGTTGAGCGCACAGAAACAAAGCTGTTTAACCTTACTGAAACCGAGGTTATGGAGATGGAATTAGGTACAGCTGGTGGAGTTGCTGAGATGCTTCAGCGCATCGTAGATGCAAAAGATCAGCCGACCATTATCAAGTTCTTTAAGGAATTTATCTTAAAGGCATACGGAGAGAAGAGTGCTGACGGTACATATTTCGAGAAGTCCGAAGAGATTTCCAGAAAGTTTGCCTGCACTCAGTTCTACAATCTTCTGTTTATGGAACTGGCTACAGATGACAGCAAAGCCGCCGAATTTGTAAACCATGTAATTCCGAAAGTTGTAGATATCAAGAAGCATTCGGAAAATCCGGAGATTGCTCCTGTGGTTGCCACCATGAACTAAAGAGGTGAGATCGAATGCTTGAACTTACGATACCAAGAACTGATCTGTGGGATGAGCGGAATCAGCGATTTATCCCTGTAAAGGAACAGAAGTTGCGTTTGGAGCATTCGCTCGTTTCACTTTCAAAATGGGAAAGTAAATGGTGCAAAGTCTTCTTAACTAAAGAGCAGAAGACCATTGAAGAAACCATTGATTATATACGCTGTATGACACTCACACAGAATGTCGACCCGCTGGTCTATCAATGCATTACCAATTCTCACATTGATGCGGTAAATGCCTATATTGAAGCGCCTATGACGGCTTCGACTGTTAAGGAAGAAAAAGGTGGTCCAATGAACAGGCAGCAGATAACCAGTGAGCTTATCTATTACTGGATGACTGCGTATCACATTCCGTTTGAGTGTCAGAAATGGCATTTGAATCGTTTGTTAATGCTTATCCGGATTTGCAATGCGGAAAATAAGCCCCCGAAGAAGAGGAGCAAACGAGATTTATACAGACATCATGCGGAAGTAAACGCCGCAAACAAAAAGAAATTTAATTCGAAAGGATAGTGATTAAAATGGCGAAATCAAGGCAGGCCGTTGTAAATCTTGTCAAATCCTGGGAAGGAAAGAAAGAATCGAACGGTTCACACAAAAGTATTATCGATTTGTATAACGACTTCTTTGAGAAGATCTGCGCTGGCAAATTTCCTCGTGGCATTCGTATGCGCTATGACTGGGCTTGGTGCGCTTGTACCTGGTCTGCATTAGCGGCAGCTCTCCGATATGAGAGCATTATGCCTATGGAAATTTCCTGCTATTACCTCATCGAAGCAGCAAAGAAAATGGGATGTTGGCAGGAGAATGATTCTTATGTTCCGAGTCCTGGAGATGCGATTTTGTATGACTGGCAGGATAACGGAATCGGTGACAACACGGGCAATCCGGATCATGTCGGTACCGTAATCGAGGTACATAAGGAATCCGGTTACATGGTTATCGAGGAGGGCAACTACAGTAATGCTGTCAAGAAGAGAACACTGTCTATTAACGGAAAATTTATCCGCGGCTTCATCACACCAAAGTACGACGACAATACTGTTGTCGCTCCTGGATTAAGCAAGGGTAAAGACATTAAAACCATCGCTCATGAGGTTATCGTTGGACTGTGGGGAATCGGTGAGAATCGTAAGAAACTGCTTACTGAGTACGGATACAGCTACTTAGAAGTTCAGAACATGGTAAACCGGATTCTGAATGGATCTGCTGTAACGCCGTCCAACACCAAACAGGATCAGAACCAGTCAGTTTCAAAGAAAGTGGTGGCTACCTGTTCTGCCAAGCAGTTTAACAAAACCTATGCTGGTGAATATAAAACAACGGCAGTTCTTTATTGCCGTAATGATGCCGGAACCAATAAGAAAGCTCTTTGTAAAATCCCGGCTGGCACTAAGGTTAAATGCTATGGCTACTACACAATGGCAAACGGAGTTAAGTGGCTGTACATCCAGTTTGTACTTGATGGTGTACAGTATACGGGCTTCTCATCCAGTGCTTACTTAGCAAAGTAGGAGATTCACATGATCACGTTCAGACAAAAGGGTGATTTTTCTAAGCTGACTCGATTCTTAGAGCGAGCAAAGGAATCGGTTCGTCTCGGTGACCTCGATAAGTATGGTCGAGAGGGCGTAGCCGCCCTTGCGTCTGCAACACCAGTTGATACAGGACGGACAGCAAATTCGTGGCACTACAAGATCGAGCAGAAGCAAGGTTCCGTATCGATCAGCTTTTACAACACAAATATTCAAAATGGAGTCCCTATTGCAGTTATTTTGCAGTACGGACACGCAACAAGAAACGGCGGCTGGGTACAGGGGCGAGACTACATCAATCCTGCTATCCAGCCTATTTTTGACAAAATTGCAGATGCGGCATGGAAGGAGGTTACTAAGCTATGAGTACAACCGTTGACGAACGTGTCGTCGAAATGCGGTTTGATAACAAGCAGTTTGAGCAGAATATTCAGACCAGTTTATCAAGCCTCGATAAGTTGAAGAAGAGTCTTAACCTCGAAGGGGCAGCAAAAGGCTTAGAAACCGTAAATGATGCCGCAAATAAATGCAGTGGAAATATGTCACCGCTTAGCAATGCAGTTGAGACTGTACGAGTGCGATTTTCCGCATTGGAAGTAATGGCAATTACCGCTTTACAGAACATTACCAATTCTGCACTTGCTGCTGGGGAAAATCTGGTCTCTGCTTTTACAATCGATCCGATTAAATCCGGTTTCGAGGAGTATGAGACCCAGATCAATGCCGTTCAGACAATCCTTGCAAATACCTCTTCAAAAGGAACTACCCTCGACCAGGTAAATAATGCGTTAGATGAATTAAACCATTACGCAGATATGACCATTTACAATTTTACGGAAATGACCCGTAACATTGGTACATTCACCGCGGCTGGCGTGGATCTTGACACATCTGTAGCAGCTATCAAGGGTATTGCGAACCTTGCTGCTGTTTCAGGTTCCAACTCTCAGCAGGCAAGTACCGCTATGTATCAGCTTTCACAGGCATTAGCGGCAGGAACAGTAAAATTGCAGGACTGGAACTCAGTCGTAAACGCTGGTATGGGTGGTCAGGTATTCCAGGATGCACTGAAAGAAACGGCTAAAGTTCATGGAATTGCTATTGATGAAATGATTAAAGATGAGGGCTCATTCAGAGAGACTCTTAGTAAAGGATGGCTTACTTCTGACATCTTGACTGAAACCTTGGCAAAATTTACAGGTGATCTCAACGAAGATCAGCTTCGGACCATGGGGTATACCGATGACCAGATCAAATCCATTATGGAGATGGGTAAAACGGCGAACGATGCGGCAACAAAAGTAAAGACTTTTACTCAGCTGTTCGATACGTTGAAAGAGGCTGCCCAGTCCGGATGGACACAAAGCTGGGAAATTATCGTCGGCGACTTTGAGGAGGCGAAAGAATTACTTACCGAGGTGAGCGATACGTTCAGTGCCGTAATCAACGCTTCTGCCGACGCAAGAAATAAAATGCTTCAGGATTGGAAAGACCTTGGCGGTCGTACCATGATGATTGAAGCAGTAAAGAATGTATTCGAGGGACTGGTTAGCGTTGCCAAGCCGGTTCGGGAGGCATTCAACGAAATCTTTCCGCCAATGACTGGAAAACAGTTAGCTGAAATCACAGAGCGTATCCGTGATCTGACAGCAAAATTCAAAATGGGGGAAGAAAGTTCAAAGAATCTGAAGAATACGTTTAAAGGCGTATTTGCAGTGCTTGATATCGTCGGACAAGCTTTCAAAGCTGTTGCCGGTGGTGTCGGCGAATTGATTGGTCTTTTCTTACCGGCTGGAAACGGAGTGTTATCACTTACTGGAAGTTTCGGTGAGTATCTTGTTAAGCTTGATGAAACGGTAAAGAAGACAGATGTCTTTGGCAAAGCAGTTTCGACGGTTGTTGATATCGTAAAGACAGCTATTACGTTTGTTAAAACTGCCGGAGAAAAAGTAAAAGAATTTGGAAAAACTGCCGGGGAGAAGTTTGATTTTCCTGGATTTGAATTATTCCACTCATTCCTTGAACGAGTACATGATCGCATGGCTCAGATTGGTGATGGTGCTGGAAAAATGAAGAGCGGAGTCATCGTTGCTTTCGAGATGATGGGCGAAGCACTTGAAAAATGTAAATTTCTCAAAGTTATGGAAGCATTGTGGACCGCTGTGAAAGTAATTGCTGGCGGTATTGCCGATGCAGTCGGGACTATGATGGGAACACTCGCCGAGAAACTCGGAGATGCTGATTTCAGTGGAGTTCTTGATGTCCTTAATAGCATTGCTGTTGGCGGAATTGCCTTATCAATTTCAAAATTCTTAAAGAGTGTAACAGAACCTCTTGAGGGGTTGAATGGCGTTCTTGAAGGAGTAACTGGAATCCTTGACGGCGTTAGAGGTTGCTTTGAGGCATATCAGACAAATCTTAAAGCCGGAACGTTACTTAAAATCGGAGCAGCAATCGCTTTGCTTGCAGGTTCTATCGTTGCCATTTCCCTGATCGATAGTGATAAACTATCAGCCTCTCTTGGAGCTATCACTGTACTCTTTGCTAATTTACTTGGAGCGATGGCAATTTTCAATAAAATTAGCAGCGATACGGGGAAAGTAGCTAAAGCATGTACCGCAATGATTGCTATGTCGGTTGCAGTATCTATTCTGGCAGGAGCTTTGAAGAAAGTTTCAGATCTTGATTGGGGCGAACTTGCGAGAGGCTTGGTTGGAATTGCTGGTCTTACGACTATTGTTGTTGCATCATCTAAAGCCATGGCAAGCGGTCAGAAGCAGGTTATGAAAGGCGCTACCAGCTTAATTATATTTGGTGCGGCTATCAAAATTCTGGCTTCAGCATGTAAGGATTTATCGAAATTACAGTGGGATGAACTTGGACGTGGATTAACAGGAGTCGGAGTCTTATTTGCTGAGATTGCTGTATTTCTTAGAGTTGCAAAATTTAACGGAAAAATGCTTAGCACTGCGACTGGAATTGTTATTCTGGCGGCGGCAATGAAAGTTCTGGCATCCGCTTGCAAAGATTTTGGTCAGATGGAGTGGAGCGAGATTGGAAAAGGATTAGCCGGAATCGGTGGATTACTTGCTGAGCTTGCAATCTTTACGAATTTGGCTGGAAATGCGAAACATGTGATGTCTACTGGTGTAGCTCTAATCGCTATTGGTGCCGCAATGAAAATCTTTGCTTCCGCTGTAAAAGATTTCGGTCAGTTACAGTGGGATGAAATTGGCAGAGGTCTTACTGCCATGGGCGGTGCACTTGCAGAAGTGGCTATTGCCGTTAATCTGATGCCGAAGAACATGATCGGTATTGGAACTGGGCTTGTTATCGTCGGTGCGGCACTTGAAATCATTGCAAACTGTATGAGTAAATTCGGAGGTATGCAGTGGGAAGAGATCGGTAGAGGTCTTACTGTCATGGGCGGGGCTTTAGCTGAGTTGGCTATCAGTCTTAACTTCATGAAAGGTACCATTGGCGGATCAGCAGCATTATTGATTGCGTCCGGAGCCTTAGCTGTTCTTGCACCGGTACTCAGTATTTTGGGAGCATTATCGTGGGAAGCGATTGCAAAAGGACTTATTTCCATTGCCGGAGCATTCACGATTATCGGAGTAGCGGGTGCGGTTCTTACACCATTGGTTCCGACCATTCTCGCATTATCTGGAGCATTTGCGTTAATTGGTGTTGGGGTACTTACAATCGGAGCAGGTTTACTTGCAGCTGGCACGGGGCTTTCAGCACTCGCTATCGGATTCACAGCGCTGGCAACTGCCGGTGCCGCTGGAGCAACAGCAATCGTAGCAGCACTGACAGTTATCGTTACTGGTATCGCTGGCTTAATTCCGGCTGTCCTTACAAAAGTTGGAGAAGGGATTATTGCGATCTGCAAAGTTATCGCCGCTGGAGCACCAGCTATCGGCGAGGCTGTAAAAGCAGTCGTTTTAACTCTGATTGATGTCTTTGTATCTTGTGTACCTCAGTTGGCAGACGGAGCTTTACAATTAGTAGTCGGTGTATTAGCAGCACTTGCTACTCACACGCCTCAAATCGTAGATCTAGCCTTCAAGTTCCTTATTGGAATTTTAGAGGGTATTGCTAGTAATCTACCATCACTGATTAAAGCTGGAATTGATGTTCTTATGGCGTTCTTTACCGGTGTTGTCGATGCATTAAGCAGAATTGATACTGGGGCTTTACTGAAAGGAATAGCCGGAATCGGTTTGTTATCGGCTATCATGCTTGCTCTTAGTGCAACCGCGGCACTTGTTCCTGGAGCAATGGTTGGAATTCTTGGAATGGGGGCAGTTGTCGCTGAGATGGCATTAGTGCTTGCAGCTGTCGGTCTCTTGTCGAAACTTCCAGGACTTTCTTGGCTCATCGGAGAAGGCGGAAAGCTTTTACAGGGTATCGGAACGGCAATCGGTCAGTTCGTTGGCGGAATTGTCGGTGGATTTATGAGCGGTGTGTCGAGTCAGTTCCCACAGATTGGAGCTGATTTATCTGCTTTTATGAATACTGTTCAGCCGTTCTTACAGGGAGCAAGTCAGATTCAGCCATCTATGATGGACGGAGTAAAGGCATTAGCCGAGACAGTGCTTATTTTGACGGCGGCCGATATTTTACAGGGATTGACTTCTTGGCTTACAGGAGGATCATCTTTATCTAAGTTCGGAGAGGAACTTGTACCGTTTGGCGAAGCTATGCGAGATTTCTCGCTGGCTATCGGAAATATGGACGGAGAAATCGTGGCAAACGCAGCGACGGCTGGTAAAGCATTAGCTGAAATGGCAGCCGCAATTCCAAATACAGGCGGATTAGTGTCGTTCTTCGCAGGAGAAAATGACATGACTGCCTTTGGAAAGCAGCTTGTACCGTTCGGTGAAGCTATGAAACAGTTCGGAGACGCAATTACCGGACTTGATGCAAACGCAGTCACTGAGGCAGCAATCGCCGGTAAGGCGATGGCAGAGATGGCAACAACCATTCCGAATTCGGGTGGTGTTGTAGGATTCTTTGCTGGCGAAAACGACATGGGCGAGTTCGGAAAACAGCTCGTACCATTCGGCGAAGCCATGAAAGCATTTGGCGATGCAGTTCGTGGACTGGAAGCCGATGCAATCGTCAATTCTGCAACAGCAGGTAAGGCTTTGATTGAACTTGCCAATACAGTTCCGAATACCGGTGGCGTCGTGGCATTCTTTACCGGAAACAACGATGTTGATACTTTCGGCGAAAAGCTTGCACCATTTGGTGAGGCTATGAAGGCATATTCTGAAGCTATTATGGGCATGGATTCTGCGGCTATTACGAATTCGGCAACAGCTGGTAAAGCTCTTGTAGAACTTGCCAATACAATCCCGAATACCGGAGGACTTGTAAGCTGGTTTACTGGCGACAACGATCTTGGCAGTTTCGGTGACAGTCTGGTTCAGTTCGGAAGTGGAATTAAGAGTTATTCAGATTCTATTTCTGGAATTGATACCGGAATCATGTCGAGCGTAATCACACAGGTAAATCGCCTTGTTGAGATGGCTAAGGGAATGGCTGAGTTGGATACGAGTGGTATGAGCGGTTTCAGTACAGCGCTTACACAGCTTGGAAATAACGGAATTGACAGCTTTATTAACGTATTTACAGATGCGAGCGGAAGAGTGACATCAGCCGCAACATCTATGCTGACAACATTTATCAATGCTGCTAATACGCAAAAGAGCAATATGACATCTACGTTTACGACCATGATGCAGGATGTACTTACGACCCTTACAAACTATCAAACTCAGTTCAATACGGCAGGCTCTACGTTGATGACGAAATTCATCACCGGAATCAAATCTCAGGACGGAAATACCAAAACTGCAATTACAAATACTATTAGCGGTTGTGTTACCGCTATCAACAACAAGCAAACCCAGTTCAATACAGCTGGTGCGAACCTCATGATCAAGCTCATTGCCGGAATCAAATCGAAAGATTACGAGACCAGAAATGCGTTTGTAAACATCTTAAGTTCGTGCCTTACAGCTATTGCGAACAAGTATCCGGAATTTCAAAATGCAGGAATGCAGTGCATGATTAAGTTCATTGCTGGCGTTAAGGAAAAAGCCGAAGAAGTAAAAACTGCCTTCACCGGGAATCTTAATGCTTCTGTAACGGCTATCCGGGACTACCATGATCAGTTTAAACAGGCTGGTGCTTACCTGGTAGAGGGCTTTGCTGATGGGATCAGTGAGAACACATATCGCGCAGAAGCGAAAGCCAGAGCAATGGCAAGGGCTGCGGCAGAAGCAGCAGAAGACGAATTGGACGAGCATTCACCTTCCAGAGTTGGATACCACATCGGTGATTTCTTTGGATTGGGATTTGTCAATGCAATCGGAACCTATGCAGTAAAAGCATACAACGCAAGTGCCGACATGGCTAAATCAGCAAAAACAGGACTTGGAAATGCAATCGCAAAGGTAAAGGATATGATTGACAACGGTGTTGATACTCAGCCTACGATTCGACCGATTCTGGATCTGTCAGACGTTGAGGAGAAGAGCCATCGACTGAATACGCTGTTCAGCAGATCACAGGCGTTGGCTGTCAGCACAGGAATTGCAACATCTCGTGGGCAGAATCTTCAAAATGAAGATGCCAGTCCGAATACAAGAAACTCTTATAACTTTACACAGAATAACTATTCGCCTAAGGCACTGTCGAGAACAGAGATTTATCGGCAGACGAAGAATCAGTTCTCGGCGATGGAAAGGATGGTGGAAACTTGATTCGAGCAGTCACGTTTACAAACTATCTTGGCGATAGTATCCGACTTGATTTGGCGAGACCGGAGGAATCCGGTTTCATCATCAAGTCTGTAACTGGCTTGGGGCCGGGAAAAGCGAACATCAATACGACAGAAATCGCCACAAACGATGGAAGTCTGTTCAATTCCTCAAGGATGCCGAGCCGAAATATTGTTATTTCTCTTGCGTATATGTGGAAGGATTCCATCGAAGACGTAAGACAGCTTTCATACAAGTATTTTCCTATTAAAAAGAAACTCACAATGCTTATCGAAACCGATAACAGGCAGGCGGAGATTGAAGGGTACGTCGAATCAAATGACCCAACAATCTTCAGTAAAGATGAGGGTTCGGATATCTCAATCGTGTGTCCGAATCCTTTCTTTTATTCTGCTGGAAAAGACGGAATCAACACGACTATCTTCTATGGCGTAGAGGCACTGTTTGAGTTTCCTTTCAGTAACGAATCGCTTCAGGACCCGTTGCTGGAAATGGGAGAAATCAAAAATGAAACAGAGCAGGTGGTTGTGTATAATGGCGACGCTGAAATTGGAGTGACTATTACGATTCATGCAATCGGTGAAGCCAGCAATATCACAATCTATAATACCGGTACTCGTGAAGTAATGCGGATCGATACAGATAAATTGGAGAAATTCACTGGCTCTGGAATTATAGCAGGTGATGAAATTATCATCTGCACTGTAAAAGGAAACAAGTCGATTACGCTTCTTAGGAACGGAAAGACTACAAACATCTTGAACTGCTTGGATAAAAATGCAGATTGGTTCCAGCTTGCGAAGGGCGACAACATCTTTGCCTATACAGCTGAGTACGGAAGTACAAATTTACAGTTTAAGATTGAGAACCGTATTGTTTACGAGGGGGTATAAGCACTATGGATGTGACGATTTTAAACACTGACCTGGATGCTGTCTCCATCGTGGATACGTACGAGTCGTTCATCTGGACGGATCGGTATTATGCTTACGGCGACTTTGAACTCTATGAAGCAATGCGAGATGGTCTTTTTGATCATATCAAACAGGACTACTATTTGCAGAGCAAGGAATCTGAGCATGTGATGATCGTAGAAAAAATCCAGATTACTTCCGATACCGAAGACGGTAACCATGTAACGGTTACTGGACGCTCATTAGAATCTATTCTCGATAGGCGAATCGTCTGGGGACAGAAGCTATTAAGCGGAAATCTTCAAAATGGAATTAAAACATTGCTCAACGAGAATGTAATTTCTCCGTCAGACAGTAATCGAAAAATTTCAAACTTTATTTTCAAAGAATCAACCGACTCGGCAATTACAAAGTTGAAACTGGAAGCTCAGTATACAGGCGATAATCTGTACGATGTTATTCAGAAAATTTGCGAGGAGCAGGGTATCGGTTTCAAGATTACGCTGAACGATAAAAAGCAGTTCGTCTTTGAGCTGTATGCCGGTTTCGACAGATCATACGATCAGACAGAGAATCCATACGTTATATTCTCTCCGAAATTTGAGAATATCATCAACAGTAACTATATCGAATCTAAAGCTTCGTTGAAAACCGTGACTTTGGTCGGCGGAGAAGGCGAGGGTGCTGGTCGAAGATACACTACAGTTGGCGGCGGTTCTGGTTTGAATCGTAGGGAACTGTTTACGGATGCTCGTGATATCTCTTCGAATGTTGGAAGTGATGACGCATTGACCGATGCCGAGTATATGGCTCAGTTGCAGCAAAGAGGAAAAGAAAAACTTGCAGAAAATGTGAGCATTACCTCGTTTGAGGGAGAAACAGAAACGACTATCATGTTCCAGTATGGAAAAGATTTCTTTAACGGGGACATTGTACAGATTGCGAACGAATATGGACACGAGACAAAAGCTCGTATTCTTGAAATTGTTCGCTCAGAAGATAAGGACGGCTATTCCGTCTATCCGACTTTTAAGACTATAGAACAGGAAGGAGCGTGATGAAGAAGTGAGTGTAACATTTGGATTTTATAATTCAAAGGAAGGAGATCGGCGCTACGATGCTATTCAGATGTCCAGCATTTTCGATGGAATCATTCAGGACGGAATCTTGCAGCATGTCGGAACTGCAATGGTTGTAAAAGAATCGGAAGCAATGATTATCAACGTTGGTGTCGGACGAGCCTGGTTCAATCACACTTGGACACTGAATGACGCTCTGTTACCGTTAGTAGTTCCACAGTCCGAGATTCTGCTGAACCGATATGATGCAGTTGTACTTGAAGTGGATTCGAGAGAGGCCGTCAGAGCAAATGACATCAAAATCATTAAAGGAACCCCAGCATCGAATCCAACGAAACCTACGATGGTGAAGACAAATGATCGCTGGCAATATCCACTGGCGTATATTTATGTCGGCGCCGGAGTCACTTCTATTCGACAGGCAAACATCACGAACTGTGTTGGAACTTCAGAGTGTCCATTCGTAACGGCTCCATTAGACAAGGTTGAAATCGATGATTTGATTGCCCAATGGCAGGACCAGTGGAAAGAGTTCTACGAAAAGCAGACTACTGATATGGAAGAAACAAATAAGTTTTGGAAAGAGCAGTGGTCTACCTGGTTCCTGGCACAGACCGAGGAGATTCAGTCAGCATATTTGGCATGGGAAGCTCAGTGGAACCTTTGGTACTCGGAGCACACAGCAGATATGGAAGCCACAAGTACCTATTGGAAAGAAAAATGGGAGGCGTGGTTCAACGAATACACAAGCACCAATACTGCTGAAATGGCTGACTGGAAAAAGAAATCAGAAACAGAATTTCGTGATTGGTTTGAGCAGTTACAGGCACTGCTGGACAGCAATACGGCAGCGAGTCTTGCGAAAAAACTTCTGGAATTACAGAAGCAGGTAGATATTCTTAATCAGTTCAGTTCCAACCTTGAAAACGAATACACGGTATATCAGAAGCTTTACGACAATGGATACCGTACTTATGGAGACGTGCTCGATTCTTCAGATGCATCCATTACTGACAGCAATTTGGATACGGTCATTGGACGTACATATTCCAGTGATCTTCTCCGTGACAGCAATGGCGATGTTATTGAAGGTCGAGCTATTTTTGTCATCAAATAAAGGAGGATTCATTAAATGAAAATCACAGACTACGAAAAGGTCCAGGCATTAGCGGCAAGTAATATTTTTCTGCTTGACGGACCTAACGGAACAAAGACCATCACAGCAGATGCTTTAGCAAAAGCGTTAATCGGTCTTTTAAGTTCCAAAGATTTTATCGGAGGAGTAAATCTTTCCGAGCTTACACAGGTGAATGCATTAGTATCAGGCAACAAACTTCTTGTTGGGACTACGGAAGGAAACAAGGCTATCGCTGCTGAAGATGCGCTCTTTGCTATGCTGGACAGCTTTGCTCCAGTAGAGCTTCGCCGAGTTCTTTTCAGAGGTAAGAATCTTGGAACCGCTCTGACAGCGGCACAGAAAGCTGCCATTAAGGATGGTTCTTTTAAAGGAATGTTCCTTGGTGATTACTGGGTTATCGGAGGCCGTACCTGGCGTATCGTCGATATGGATTACTGGTACAACTGTGGTGACACTGCGTTTACCAGCCATCATCTTGTGATCATGCCGGACGAAGCGCTTTACAATGCACAGATGAACACCACCAATGTTACAACTGGTGGATATGTTGGTTCTGAGATGTATAAAAAGAACTTGGCGAACGCAAAGACAATCGTCAATGCGGCTTTCCAGGGTTCTGTTCTTACTCACAGAGAACATCTGTGCAATGCGGTTGCCAACGGAAAGCAGTCTGGCGGAGCTTGGTTCGATTCGAGTATTGAACTTCCGAGCGAAATTATGATGTACGGTCATATTCATTTCGGCGGTACCTCTGACGGAAATGCCATTCCGAATATTTACACCCCTAGCAAAACTCAGCTGGCACTGTTTATGGTATGCCCGAGATTTATTACAGACAGATCCCATGCGCAGTGGTTAAGAGATGTCGTTTCTTCGGCTCCCTTTGCCAGTGTGGGCGGCGATGGCGCTACGAACTTCAGCAGCGCTTCGGCCTCTATTGGGGTTCGTCCGGTCTTCCCGGTTGGTTAATTAAAATCGCGGGGCCTTGTGCCCCGTTTATATTTTTGAAAGGAGCTTCTAATCATGGAAGAAAAAATCTATAAAATTACCCTCGGTGATGGAACTGAGATTTCCAATCTTAAGTTGAACGGAAACAATTTCATTTCCACAGAAAAGATCGAGGAATCCGTATTTGCAGATAACTGCTCTCCGGTTACTATCAGCGACGGAACAACTGAGACTGCTCATCCAAACATGGAACTTGTTCAGATCGTTGAGCAGGTTCCCGGGGAATACTGGTTTGTCCTTAGAGATATTTCTGAGGAGGAGTTTGTCATAACCAAAATGCAGTCTGACATCGCCTACATTGCGATGATGTCCAATGTAGAGCTTTAAGAAGGAGGATCACCATGGAACATAGCAAGAATTACAGTAAAGTAAAGCTTTGGTACAGCATGAAAATGTGGAATGAGACCAGGGTTCGTAATGCGGTGAAGATGGGCTGGATCACTAAAGAGGAGTTCGCTGAGATCACCGGTAAAGATTACGAATGAGCGTTCTGTTAGGCGACAGAAAAGAGTCAAAATTCGAAGCGATTACGTACTCGATCGAGTTGCATGATATGTTGATACTCCTTATGCAGAGGGGATTTGGTGTTAAGGATGTGGACAGCTTTGTTCGGAAGAAGTATGCGTATGGAGAAATTTCGGAAGAAAACTTTGCTAAGTATAGAGAATTGATGCGGAGTTTCAAATCGAAAGTAAACCAGTGTGCTTCCTTGATAACGAGCAATGTTAGAGCGGCAAACACCATTTACCCACGGACAATGCACGAGTACGAGACCAGAAGAGATTACCAGAATGCGGCCATTGTAAATTGCGAGCAGCTCGTCAATGAGTTGCAGCGGGTTGTTGAAATATTTGATGTAGATCTGAATTTATACAACCGGTATGTTAAAGCTATCGACCGAGAAATCGGATTGATAAAAAGATGGCGTCAAAGAGACATGGCGATTAAGTCGCGGTTAGAAAAGGGTAACATCTAAAAAATTGCGTCGTTTCTTCGGCTAACTTTGCCAATGTGAACAACAATGGCAATACGAACTACAACAACGCTTCGAACTCTAATGGAGTTCGTCCGGATTCTTCGATTAACCAACGAAGAAGGAGATGCTATCCGTTCCACAAGGATAAATAATAAAGCCTAATACAATTTACTACGGTAAGTATTGTTATAACGGTGAATAGGTTATGAACTACGAGGAGATTGTCTGTGACGCCAATAACTTGTATAGGGCTTATAAGGTCTCCGTAAAGAGCAGCAAGTGGAAAGAATCGACGCAAAAATTCATGATGAATTTCCTGCGGTACATATTTGAAATCCAAGATGATATCATCAATAGGACACTTCAAAATGGACCGACGCAGGAATTCGAACTGCATGAAAGAGGCCGAATAAGACCTATTACAAGTATTCAAATCCGTGATCGCATTGTTCGACATTCTCTGTGTGATGAAGTTTTGCTTCCAGAAGTGAAGAAACACATCATTTATGATAATTGCGCATCTATCAAAGGGCGTGGGATTTCACAACAGAGAAAACGATTTGAAATCCATCTTCACAAATACTACCAATTATACGGAAATGACGGTTATATTCTATTCGGTGACTTTTCGAAGTTCTATGACAATATTATTCATGAGATTGCCAAACGAGAATTGTTGAAGCTGTTTGATGACGATGAGTTTATTGACTGGCTTTTAACGTTGATATTTAAGGGCTTCCAGATCGATGTTTCGTATATGTCTGACGAGGAATACGAGACTTGTATGACCGATACTTTCAATAAACTGGAGTACCGGAACATTCCAAAAGAGAAGCTCACTGGCGAAAAGTGGATGGAGAAGTCCGTCAATATTGGAGACCAGCTTTCACAAGTCGTTGGGATTTATTATCCGTATCCCATTGACAATTATGTTAAGTATGTGCGTCAGCAGAAATTTTATGGAAGGTATATGGATGATTGGTACATCATGAATCCTAGTAAAGAAGAGCTTGAAGACTTGCTCGAAAACATCTGTAAAATTGCAGCTGAATTGGGAATCCATATCAATCGTAAGAAAACCAGAATTGTTAAGATTTCGAGCAAATACAAATTCCTGCAAATCAAGTACACACTTACAGATACCGGTAAAGTCATAAAACGAATAAATCCGGATCGAGTTACCGCCATGCGCAGAAAACTCAAGAAACTTGCCGTTAAGGTTAGAAATGAAGAGGCGGATTACGACAATGTCGAGAATATGTTTCGCGGTTGGATGGGAGGACATTACAAACTCTTATCCAGAGAACAACGAAAGAATTTAATACAGCTTTACGAAGACCTATTTAGTAAGGAAATCGCAATAGTCAACAAGAAGCTGATTGTTTCTGATAGGTCTGCATGATTGCACATAAAGAAGGAGGAAAACGATGGAACCATGGTTTCAGGTTGTACTTACGATCTTTAGCTCAGTTCTTGCATCTTCTGGGCTGTGGGCCTATTTGCAAAAGAAAAGCGAGCAAAAAGATGTTAAAACAGAGATGCTTATTGGATTGGCACATGACAGGATCATGTATCTTGGAATGTCGTATATTGACCGTGGGTGTGTAACCCAGGATGAATATGAAAATCTGAGGGTATATCTCTATGAACCCTACGAACGTATGGGCGGGAACGGTTCAGCGAAGCGAATTATGCAGGAGGTGGACAAACTCCCGATTCATAAATTTATAGAGAAGGAGGAAGAGCACAATGAACATGAGTAACAAGACATATGATATCCTTAAGTGGATTGCTATGTATCTGCTTCCGGCTGCTGGTACATTATACTTTGCACTGGCTGGAATCTGGAGTCTCCCGTATGGAGAGCAGGTGGTCGGAACCATCACTGCGGTTGATACTTTCCTTGGTGTTATCCTTGGAATCAGTACATCCCAGTACAACAAGACTGCTGATAAAGAAAAATAATGAAAGTGTCATGGAGGACTAAACATTATGGCAAATCTGAATGTAAACAAAGTCATTTACGGGGGGGATGTCCTTATCGATCTTACTGGCGATTCCGTCAGTGCAGATAAGATCCTCAAAGGTATTACTGCTCACGATAAGAGCGGTGCAAAGATCACAGGTACCTGTACTTTCGACAGCGATACTTCCGAGGATACTGCGGCTGTCGCAGAGATTCTCGTAGGAAAGACTGCGCACGCCCGTGGAAGTAAGCTTACAGGTACTATGAAGAACAACGGTGCGGTTAAAGGTGTCATCTCAACCGTTGCTGGAGAATATACAGTACCGCAAGGTTATCATGATGGCTCTGGTAAGGTGTCTATTGATGCCACCGAACAGGCAAAGCTTATTGCTACTAACATTCGTGAGGGTGTGACGATTCTTGGCGTTGAGGGTGCTATGTCTGGTTCTGAGGATATGAAGCCGCAGAGCAAGGAAGTAACACCATCCAAAGAAGCTCAGACGATCATGCCAGATGAAGAGTACAACTGCTTATCTCAGGTTACAGTTAAGGCAATCCCGTATGTAGAAACCGACAACTCTGCCGGAGGGAAGACCGTTACGATCGGATAAGGAGGTTTTGTCAAATGGCTGCGAATAAAGTCGTATTCGGCAATAAAGTTTTGATCGACCTTACCGGCGATACTGTTACGGAAGAAGCTTTGTTGAAGGGTTATACCGCACACAAAGCAGATGGTACAATTATTACCGGAACGGCTTTCGCAGGATATCCTAATGAGTTCGTGTTCTTGGATAATATTGAGGACTCAAGCGGAAACCCAATCAAAGACAGTTCCGGTAAAACAATTCAGGGACAAACCATCTATCGCAAAGCCCGCAATTCGGTTCTTTTGGATTCTATGGGCGATGTAATTGAAGAAGGGTGATTATTGGAAGAGGGCGTGCTAAGAACATTCCCTCTTCTTTTTTTTTCAGTATGCGGGTTACGACTGAAGCGTTTATTCTTTTCTCAAACCTAGAATAGATTTGGAGGAAGATTTATGAATAAAACATTCAATCGAAATGACCCAGATGTTATTGCTGTAGATATAGAAAAATTGTCTGCCATATTATCTTGTGGATGTGCAACTGCTCGAAAGATAGGAGAGCAAGCAGAAGCAAGGATTTTCATAGGTCGGCGAGTTCTATATTCGGTTAATAAAGTTCAGAAATATTTGGACTCTATTGCTGAATAAACGATGGATATTAGGAATAATATTTGATATAATATGGATGATGAAATTTGTCGAATTGTTCCTAATAACTTACAAGGTGAGACTTATGGAGGAACAATTATGGCAGCAACAAGCAGAAAAGATTCAAAAGGAAGAAAATTACACACAGGAGAATCACAAAGAAAGGATGGAATCTATCTTTATAGGTATACAGACACATACACTGGTAAAAGAACATCTGTATATGCGAATGATTTACCAGAATTGAGACGTAAAGAGAAAGCCATAGCAAAAGACATTGATGATAATATTCTTACGGATGCTTCAACAAAGAATCTAACCTTAAACACTCTGTTTGAAAGGTATCTTGGTATCATTGTCATTGATGATGGGACAAAAATCAATTATCAAAATATGTGGAACATCCATGTTCGAGATACGATAGGAAATATCAAGGTTGTTAATTTGCGAGCATCCCATATTATGAGTTTATATTCTGGTATGTCGAATGATAAGTACGCACATAACACAATAAAGTACATACATCTGATGATATTTCCAGCATTGGAGATGGCGGTAGATGATGACATTATTCGTAAAAACCCTGCAAAAAATGCTTTGTCATCAGAATATGGAGAAGAGTCAAAGAAAAAAGAAGCATTAGATCTATCAGAACAGGAAAGACTTTTAAATTTCATGAACGGGAGCAATATATATAGAAAGTACATTCCGCTGATAACGATAATGTCTGAGACGGCTCTTAGGTGCGGAGAACTGATCGGGATAACATTTAATGATATTGATTTCAAAAACAAAGAATTGCGTATCGATCATCAGCTGACATATAAGAACTATAAGGATGGGAATGGCTGCATGTTTCGTATTAAAAAGCCTAAAACAAAAGCAGGAATACGAACAATACCACTAACAGACAGGGCGTGCGATGCTTTCCGCGAACAAAGGAAGCAGAATTTTCAAGCTGGCATATTTTGTACGTTCGAAATCGAAGGTGTAACCGATTTCGTCTTTCTTACCAAAAATGGAAGACCAATGATGCCGAGTGCTTTGAATAACGTACTATATAATATTGTAAGGAATTATAATTCTTGTACGGACGGAACACAGACTATAGAACAGTTTTCATCTCATGTCATGCGCCATACCGGATGTACTAATATGGCGAGAGCCGGTGTCAATGTGAAAGCAACTCAATATGTTATGGGGCACGCTCATAGTGATGTAACAATGGATGTGTATAATCACTTGAATAATAAGACGGATGTCAAACTTGAGTTTTCAAAGTTCGAAAAAAATGGTACAAAAATGGTACAGTAGACGTAAAAATAAGATTTCACAAAAAGTTCATAAACCCTGCAACCCTTGATTTTACTTGGGTTGCAAATATTTTAATAAAAATTTTAGCACTCACCTCTTGACAGTGCTAA